ATGCTATTTTTTCTACTACCATACAAAAACCTGCCAAGGCGGTAACTGCCGCCGTAGTCTCACTCCTTAACCGTAACTGCGCTGTCCCGGCATTTGCTCCGCTTTGGATGTAACCAAATCCATTGACTGGGTAGGTACTTCTTGCCGGGAACCCTGAACTAACCCCCACCGATGCATCGTCGGCGATTGAGTGACCGCCTGACTGTGTACCCGTAGAAGCAAGCTGGTGGAAGAACTGCACCCAAACAGCAGTAACGGCTACTGAAACGTCAAATTGAAACCCGCAACCCGTGGTCGCCGCGCCCGGTTGGACCAATCCCATAAACCAAATCCTGTACTTTGAGTTGGCCTCGAACGTGAACACCAAGTCAGTCATGGACACGGGAGTAGTATTCGCTCCGGTAGCCACGTTCCATGACATCACCGCAACGAACGTCAGCAACTGAGAAAAGGCGGGGAGGTTGTGGGTATGAGAAGTAACCAACCCCGTCAGCTTGGCTTCGATCTCGGCCTTTGTGATATCGGAGTTCTTCTGCGCTGTACTCGGCGCGTGTGTAGATGTCACATGGGCCTGAATATTGACGTTGGCAGGCTCATATATTCCTGAGTGGTTGTGTGAGGTGTCAGACTTCCCGGCAAGTGCAGCAGTTAACCCCGTTACGTCACTCTGCGCGTGTGTGTGCGAACTTGTCGCCTTACCGTCTAATGTTGTTTGAAGGCTTGTGACATCACCGATTGCATGGCTGTGGGTTCCGGCGGCCTTCCCGTTCCATGTTGTCTTTTCAGCATCGCTAACAAAGCGGTGTGTGGAATCCTGCTGTACAGTTGCCGGATCACCGTCATAGCCACCATTGGAAACGCTCCCAAAGTTGGTGTTGATGGCGTTAACTAGGTACTCCAGGAATGCCCTGCTCGCTGATGTCGGTTTTCTTATCTGTATCAAGTTCGGTTATGTATTTCGTGTACTCCGGTCCAAATTCCTCAAACACCATTGCCTCCAGTTGCATCTGTGTTAATCGTTCGCCAGATGTGTGCGTATCGCTCGTTGTATTCATCCCTATCCTTGAAGTAGATCAAAAACCCTGTTACCGTTCCCATCGGCGTACTCGCAAACACCTCATCCGGATCACGCCCAAAAGCCTCGCAATACTGCGCTATCAGAGACAACGCCCCATGACGGGCTACGAAAGCCATCTTTGCAAGGGCCGCCACATTCTCTTTAGCCTGCTTATGAGGCTGTTCCTTGTTAGGGGCCATCTCATCGGCGAACTCACCCCACGCTTTAAGGCACGACTGAGCAAAAAAAAACCTAACCCGTACAACTCACTCGCCTTGCATTCTCTCAATCTCTCTTCCCACTCCTTGGCCCGTTCAAAGTCGAACTTCTTGCCGTCTAACTTGGGTTGCAGGTAGATCGCGAGAACCATTGAAAGACACTCTTCCGCATACTTGGCCTTGTCGAGTTCCTGTTTGACAAGGATATTTTGCCCTATGGATAACTCCTCTACCTTCTCAATTCTAACCTTATACCCCTCGACATCGATAAACTTCCCCACCTCTGTGGAATAACTAATAGGCTCTTCGTTGATCCACCTGGTTAGCTGATAGATGGCCTCTTCTTTTTCAGGGCTGACGTTCGGGTCTTTGAATCCGCACAGGATGGTAAGAAGTTTGAAGTAGTCCCGCTCATGGGCAGGCTTCTCTATCTCCCAATCCCTGTAGATCCCCTGGAATTGTCCTAACGTCAAATCCCCCCAACCTTTAGGACACTTGTCCTTGAGGTCGGAGAACGTCATCACCACAGGTTCCAGCCGAAGTTAAAACAGGTCCACAGCCACTTAAAAACAATGGCCAACAGCACAGGAGCTATTGACCAAAGCACAAGCACGACAGCCCCGACACGGAGCCACTTGAAAAAATTGCTCATATATCAAATTGGTTCATTGGTTCCGGCTCTTTGAAAACCCAGTCGTCATAACTGGATTCGTTCGCTAAAAGAAACCCATACAGGGTGTCACAGTATTCGCACTCATTCCCCACCTTATCGCAGAATTTCGAGTAGGCTTCCGAGATTCTCCTAGCGGGACTTACCGCCGTAGAGTTCATAGCGGGAGCATTCCTTACCGTCCCTGAATTGGTGTACTTGTCCGAGTTCTCTTTAACCCAATAAGCAAAGAGACAAGGGACCAGTAAGTCTACCAGCCCCTTGTACTCATATTCTTCCCCTCCAAAGGTGTAGGTATCTCCGTCTTTGAGGTCTACCCATTTCTGAGCTGGTGACCCGCCGTCTATCGCTGTGATAAACTCGTTGTATAGGGCCGTACCAAGAAGTTTGCGTAATACGCTTTCCTCCATGTCTCCCAGGAAATCCTCAAGGTCTTTGTTTTCCTCTTGGTCCGGGATCCGGTACGGCCTTACCTCAAAGTCAGATAACGCTACAAACCTCATTAAGAGCGGCTCACTGCGTTTATAGCTGCACCGATGTTAGCGCACTTTAGGAAGCCAGTCGCGTCCGCATTGCGGATCAACAGGCCCAAACGCTGCTCTGCGAGGATCGTCTTGGTGTTCTGCACGAACTGGTCGTTGATCCAACCCACTTCAAGGTTAATCCCTTCGAGGTCGTAGATCGTACCGAACCGGAAGTCACCGACAACGAGTTTGCCTTCATCCACTTGCGAGGACTCGACAACCTGGCACTGATCGATCTGCATGCCGTTGGCCGCGATGAACGGGGGCAGTACATAGTGACCGTCAGAACCTTTCGCCAGTTTGTAGCGCAGGATATCCACCGGGTTCAACAGAACGTGCGTGGGAGCGTACTTGCTCTGACGGTTGTTCATGATCTCCGTGCGCATGATAGCCACCAGATCGTACAGGGTAGCGTCATAAGCGCCGGGGCCAGTGTATGCAGCGTAGTTGAACGTCTGAGCGTAAGTGTAGACACCCTTGATATTCGGGGTGTTACCGTCACCGTCCCAAAGCAGCTCATCCACTTTGAGGGCAAGGTTCACGTTCAACAGGCGGTCGATTTCAGAGGCGATGAATCCAACATCGTTGAAGGCTTCTTTGGTCACCGGAATGGTATCGGCGATCTTCTCCAAGTTCATGGAGTATTCCGTCCATGCGATTGCAGATTCCGGTTTAGCGCCGCTTTCAGCTACCGAGGCAGCGTTGCGGGTTACGCTAGACTGATCCACGTAACGGATCACACCGTTTGAATTGGGCGACACGTTCACATGGCGGAAGAGTCCGCTCATCTGCGTACCCAAGTAAGCCAACTGGCCTACATCGGTAAGACGCTGTGCCAGATAGTGGCTACCAACGCTTGCGCGGGTTACCTCGGTCTTGTTGACTTTCAGACTCACACCGGGGCCACCTTTGGCGATAGCCTGGATTTTGTCCTTGTTTTCTTCAACGACTTCGTACACGCTCTTCGGGCCTTCCTTCTTGGTGTCGAACACCTTGCGCATCTCCTCGCCCTGCTTTTCAACGGCGGCGGTGAGCTTCTCGATGGCTTCCTTGCTGATGCCAAGGTCATTGAGTTTGGCGGTCAGGTCGGATACTTTCACCGTTCCGGCTACTGCTGCTTCAACTTCGGTTTTAACGGCCTCTTTAATGGCTTTGCCGTTCTTCTCAGCCATGCCCTCCAGAAGGGCTGCAAATTCTTTAGCTTCCATGTTGTTTAAATTTTGTAATGGTTCAACAATTCTTTCACGTCTAACATCTGAGTGGTTGAACCCGGCTCGGCCCCAGTGGATTCCTCCGGCTGGCTTTTTTCCTCGACAGAAAAGGTGGGCGTTGCGAAGTTAGACCCTCTCACAACTGCCGAACCTTCGATATTCTTAGCCTCCGTCACAGCGAAAAAGTACCCCTGCTCTTCGGCATCGGTACTGTTTACAATCTGCGGGAAGTATTTCTCCCATACTGCGTACTCCTTCTCGTAGTCGGTGTCGTTGATCGCTAAATCAACCTTGACGTAACGCATCCCAACCGAATGCTGCTTTACCTTACCCTTCCGGTACATATCAAACATATACGGGCTATCCTCTTTCGAGATAACCGAGTCATATACAAGGGCTTGGGTGTTACCGGGGTAGTCATATCCCAACTCTTTCCACGTCATCTGCTTGGCAAATGCGTGAACCTGATCGGATATAATACCCTCAAAGGTAAAATTGTGTTGATTGACCAGGTAATTGTCTTTTGTTTCTTTCAGCGACTTGTTCCAAAGCTGGTCAATATGCACGTCACCATGCCCGTCCAAAATCTTGGTCGTGTTGATGATGGAGCGTACTTTGATCTGCTTGGCCTTATCGGTAATAACATCACTTTTGATGGCCTCGCCTCCTTCATTGACGAGCATAGAAGGAGCGCTGAACGCATCGGCATGCTTGATACTGGCCTTCTTTTGGGCTATCAGTGCGCTCTTGTTTTCAGAAAGCCACTTGAACAGGTCGGCCTTCCTGGCGAATGATGGTATATTCATTTCTTTACCGTTTGATTCTGTTTGACAATCTTCTCCCGCTCGGCCCTCAGCCGCTTGATCTCTTCGGGAGTGAGTTTCTTACTTGTTTGAACCGATTCCATATTTCTTCAATTCTTCTTTGTACTCGTCAATGGTGATGGCCCCGTCTACAAACATCTTCGACAGCGCATTGGTGATGGCCGTCAGCGAATCACCCCTGGCTTTCATGTCCTCCTGGAAGATGGGCAGATGGGAGTAGTCGATGACCAGCTTAATCCCGTCAAGCTTTAGCCCTTGAGATACCGAGGCTATCCACTCGTTTGCTTCGGGGATAATCGTACGCAGATACAGACCCTTCTCGGCCTGCCGTTGGTTCTCGAACGTTGATCCTTTGGTCGAAGCGAACAGGTCAATGGGTGTTCCGTAGGTGTCGCAAATCTTGAAGAAGTCCTGCTCTGCTTCCTCAAAAAGCCCCAATTCAGACGGATTTACGCCCATTTTCTGCCACTTCAAATTGGCGTTGGTGATGATGACCTGGTTCTGTGTGGCCAGCGATCCGTAATTCCTGTACTCCTTCTGCACCCTTTCCCTTTCGTCAGGGTCAAGAGGCACGGCCCCGGCTACGTCTGTGGACGAGTTGGAAAGAATACCCATCGCTCCCCTGTTCTTTAGGATGATCCCCCTTGCCTCATAGGCATAGCGAAGGTTGTTTATCGCCGCCGATAAGCCCTTCATCTTGCTCTCCCCCGTTAGTATAGCCTTGTCCGTTGACTTGTTAACCGTCACCCGGTTGTCATTCATGTGGATGATCTGCTCGGTGGGGATAGTCTGGTCCGACTCAATGAGCGTGTACTTGATCTTGGGCTGTTCGGTATGCACGAAGAACGGCTGATCGTCTTTGTACTGGCACTCGATAAGGTTGGGGGGGATGGTGTATAGCGCCTTGCTGTTGGACGGGTCAAAGCCCACCCCAAACATCATATACAAATACTCGTTGCCGTATATCTCGTGGAACAGTTTGGTCTGCCTCATGAACTCATTCGTATCCTGAAACCAGTTAGGTTTCTTCAGTACCGCGGGGACTTTGTCAACCTCCTTGCCGTTCTTGTCAACAGCCTTAATCACCCCGTTAGAGAACGCCCTAGCCTTTAGACCGATGACAGCAGACACTTCAGGAATGGAGTTGAACGCATCCAGGTAGTTTAAGTCCTTGAATACGTCCGCATTCCCATCAATGGAATAGAACCACTCGTTGCCAATCTTCCTTGGCGGTCGCCATAGGTTAGTAAAAACGCGCTCTATCCAGTTCAAAATGATTGATTTTGCAAAGATTATTAAGGGGCTAAAGGAGTCCCAATCCGTAAATTTGAAATGACGGGCATCCTCGCCGCATCGATGGCGTGGTTATGCTCGTCTATCGGGTCGTCAGTCTTGATGCCGTTGATCGTCCTGTACTTGTAGTTGGTCTGCTCTTTGACCAATGCCGCAGACCGCACCCAATGCTGGCGGTATGACTTCATGATGGCAAGGCCTGTCTTGATCGATCCGGGGAATGTGTTTGTCGCTAATACGTTCAAACCCTCACGTCTTAGGATGGCTATCATCCCCCTGCCTGACGGGTCAGCCCATACAGCACTCTTACCGCAATGCTCACGGATAGGATCGATTAGTTCCGTGGGTGATTCCGTAGGTGAATAGAACAGACATTCCACATACATATCCCTTCCCGCTACGCCTACCCTGACCAGAGCTGAGGGGCTGTTGGTATAGCCGAAGTCCAGCCCATAGAATACCTTTTCGATATTCGTAGGGAAGGAGTCTATCCACTCCACGTGCTGGAAGATCAGCCCCTCCGGTGCGCTCCGTAGCCCTAAGCCGTAGACGTTCCACAGGTAGTCATCAGCCGTGCCTTGCTCGATGTTCTTAGGGGTGGGTTGGTAGGCTAGTATCTCATCCCGCTGGCCTTTTGGCAGGAAGGGGTTATCCAACTGCGTAGATGTACACCGCTTCACGTCATCCCGTTTCTCGATCTCGTTGAATATCCAATGGTCGGTACTTGACGGGTTGAAGTCCAGGATAAAGGCTTCGCTACACCGTTGGTTCAACTGCTTGAAAGCCTCCCGGTCTATCTCCATTGCCTCGTTACCCCAGATGATGTCATGGCGTTCACCGTGTGCCCCCATTGTGTCGAGGCCGGAAAAGAAGATGACATTGCCATACAGGCGGTAGTTCATCGGCTGGCTCATGGTGTGGTTGGCGGGTCTGTATAACCCGTACATGGTCAGCACCTTGATGAAATCCTTGTAGGCGGTCTTTTTCAGGTCCGCCAACGTCTGACGGAAGATGAGTATGTCCTTACCTTTTCCCCTGTTGTGGTTGCAGTAGTAGATCAGGAAGTTGATGATGTCGTAGGTCTTACCCGATCCGCTACCCCCCTCCAGGATGAACCCCTGCTTTTCTTTGGCGTTGAGGTCAAATTCACTAAGAAGGAAGCTGAGGTTCTTGGAGCCCTTCAATTTGACTTCTTTCATTGGAGTGGATTATTTCTACCTGAGTGACGGTTGGCTCCATCGAGATATTATTCTGCACCTCGGTGCGGTCTTTCTGTCCGAGGTACTGTTTGCCCAACCAAACGAGCATTGTCTTATCTCCGCTCATGGCTAATGCATACTGTCTTTTCTTGAGCGACTGACGGCCCTCTGACTTCTTTTGCTGAGAAAACGCCACAAATTCAAGGCCCAAGTCATCTTTGCAACGGTTGTATAGGGTATTTTCATGAATACCGATCATCTCGGCAATCTCTACCCCTGAACATTGGGCGTTGAGATATTCGCCCACCATCTGCCAATCTATTTCAGCTTTCTTTGACGACATGCTTAGTAGCAATTCATTAAAAACTTATCCTGCCTTTTCCAATTCGTATACCGTTCGCGGTGCTTGCGCCTGTTTTCTTCAAGCCGTTCGTTGGTGCATTTCTTGCACTCCGTCCTAAGCTGGTTTCTATCCTTGCGGATGTAGAAATCCGACTTTGTAAGGCCTTCCTTCTTGCAGCGTGAACACCTCATAGCAGATGAGATGTGTCACGTGCCCCTTTCCACAGTCGATAAGTATGCCAGAGGTAAATGCCCCTGATTAACTTGATCTTATTCCTACCCTCGGCCTCTCGGGCAAAGTTACGGTCGAAAAGCCTCCCCGCATTATCAAACATGTTGCGCTGAAACTTGTTGCGCTTCCAATACTCCTTTGGGAACAGCAGGAAGAACCCTGCTACCGTTGGGGCGTTGACACATTCACCGTTGGGGTAGCGGTCTGCCAGGTCACGGGCGATATCCATGTGGAACCGGATGGAGTCGTTATCCTCTATGCGAGTGGTAAGCCGCTGGTGGTTGTAACCTATGCGGGAGGCAAAGCAGGAGAAGATCGAAGTGTCGGGGTTATGCCTGATGGCTTTCTCCATGATGTCGAACACGCGGGAGTCGAGGATCAGGGTGTCGTAATCGTAAATGCATATCCACTCCCCGTCCGGGACGATTTCACAGTGGGCGTTATAGGCTTCTCCTATGGCCTTAGTCGTGCTGAACGGTAAGAAGTGATATATCATTGATTTCGGGGAGGCAAAAAATGTTACTAACTCTCCTAAGTTGTTTTGAAAAAATGCCGATTTTATAGCCCTCTGTGGCGTTTTGGTAGTCGTTGACTATTACCTCCTTGAAGGTGTTTATTCGCTGTCCTGCGGAGTTCCTGATCTTCTTTCGGATGTCCCTGCGGATCCAACTCATGTGGTGCATCTTCACCGCGGACATCTGCACCCCTTCGGTGATGTTCATCGTCCGGGTTGGGTCTATGGCGGGATGGTAGCTGTCGGAGACTGAGAAGGGGTAGTTGTAGTTCTTCTCAAACCGTAGGTCTATTGTCAGCCGATGAATGAACGGAACACGGGTAAGGTCGTCAAAACAAAGCGTTGGAGAGCGAAAATAGACAACCGTATTGCTAACAAGCCCCACAAGTAGAGGATCGTCAAAGCGTTTCTTTTCCTCGTAGAAGTCCTCATAAAATTCATCTGCGTCCATCATTATGAAGTGCGTGTAACCCATCTCACGGGCTTTCTGCAGGCCGAAGTTCCTTTTCTCTGTCTCGTTTTCTCTGGGCTGTTTGTTCAGGTCTGGGTTTTTGAGGAATAGGTCGAAATAGGGATTCTCGTAGAAATCCTCGGGAATAGGGGAAAACTCCCCCTTGTTGGATTCTGCGGAGGCTATGACGATGATTCCCTCTACCTGACGGCTGATTGACTCTATCGCATAACGTAGAATCTCGTAGTCATCCCAGACGATGAAGATGGCGCAGAGCTTCATGGATAGATGAATATTACCCCTCTCATAGCCCCCTCTGCCTCGCTGTTGTAGTGGTATCGGTAAGTGCCGTAAATCTCCTTCAAGGCCGAATCAATCCACGCAAGGTCATAATCCTGCCCGGCGTAGGAGTCAAACCCGAACGGCTTGCCGGGAACTTTGAAGTCATGGATGGCGATAACGGGCTTTATACCGTTGATGGCGATGGTGTGCAACTCGTCAAGGAGCGGGTTGTACTGCTGCCAGTGGGCATCCAGGAAAAAGAACAGCCTTTCCTTTTTCAGGTTGGGTAGCCACTCACGCAGGGCATCCACCGAGTTACCGAGCTTGATAGTTACGGGTAGGCCTTTGAGGTTCTCTTTGGCGTACTCGTAGTTTTCTGGGACGATTTCAACGGTGTAAACCGGGGCGAGCTTGGCTAACTGCTTGGTCGTGTAACCCCTAAAAGTCCCCGTTTCGATGATGTGGTTGATGTTGAACTGCTTGCAGAGTCTTTCCACTTCTTTGCCTAAGAAGGAATCTCCCTCCCATCCTTTGGCGTTTTGGGCTATGTATGCGTCTCTAGTCATGCTTTTTCATAAATGATGATATCTTCATCATTAACAAGGCCCATCAAATAGACTTTTGTTATTTCATCAGAGAAATATTTAATTACATCCGCCACATTTGTAAACATCCAGCTTTCCATATCGGTAATCATAATATGAAAATAGATGTAACATGTATCGTCATCAGTTTCAAAATCCTCAGTGCTGGCAAGTATAATTTTTAAATCATCTACGGTCTCCCATTCTATCATTGGTGGACTTGTAGAAATAGCTTCAAATTCAACGGCTACATGACCATACTTTTTACTAATTTCTTCTAGATTCATATTTCTGCGAATAAACATTCGTGACAGGGCGGATGAATTTTAAGTACCTCATCTCTCCAATTTTCCGTTAGCTTGACCTTTACCTGGGTAGGCAGTCCCGAAGAAGAAGAACAGGGATAGACATGCCCGTCCAAATATTCCACCGTGTCCGAATACCCACGGAAGCACATTTTAGTTCCTCGCTGGGTTAAGGGAGTATGAACAGCTTGGTAGTGGCTGATCTTTACGGGAGTATCCTTTAGGTAATCCTTGATGAACTCGATCAGGTGGGTATTGTCCGGCGCTCCCTCAAAGGTGTCCTTTGTGTAACCCGTGATGTGGATCTGATCGAAATACTTGAATGTCTCCTTCTTCTTTTCAAACATCGTCCCATTAGTCCACACCGAAAGAATCTCACATCCGAAGAGTTCCTTCATCTTGGGAACCCACTCGGAGAACTTAGGATGGATGGTAGGCTCACCCCCTGTCAGGTTGATTCTTTTGATCCCTTTGAGGTACTTGGCGGCTTCTGTCATTTCCTTCCAGGTCATGAACTTGCGCTTCTCTTTGGGCATAGCCGTAATTCCCGCACAGCAGTCAGGGCAGGCCATGTTGCAATGCGTGGTCAGCATGAAGTTGATCGATGTTATAAATCTACCCATTCGCCGTCGCCTTTAGTACCCCACCATCTGTGGTAATCGGATTTGATGTTCATGGTGTATTCATGCGTGAACAGGTCCGCCCGCAGGTAGTACATATTCAGGGATGAATTTTGATAGATGACCTTATAGCCTGACTTCTCCGCGAGCTTCTGCCCGGCTTTGAAGGTGTACCCGTAGTAGTCGTCCATCTTAAAGACGAAATTCGGGTCGTACTTGATGGTCTTGCAGTCCGTATGCTCGCTGTTGAACTCGGAAATAATCACGCGCGGACGGTAGACGGACAAAATCTTTTCCAGTATCCAGTAGTCGTTGCCGTCGATGTCGATGGACAGAAGGTCGAACTCTTGGGGTGTCTTGTACTTGTCGAGCAGGAAAAGGACGTTTTCCTTTGTGATGAAGTGCTTCTTAACTCCGGGGAACTCTTTGCCGTCAATGAGCAACCCTGTCCAGCCATCCTCCATGAATGCACGGGTATTGGACAACCACTTGCCGTCATTGGCGCCTATGTCCACTAGGTGCTTGTTGGTGGTCCCGATGTTGTCAAAGATGTAGCGCAGGTAGATTTCCTCACCGTATTGGGAATATTTGTTCCCCGTGAGGTTCTGCCAGCTGATCTTAGAAATCCAGTCAGTTGATTCCATCGGAGACGATCACATTACCGTGTGACAAATGCGAGTAGGACAAACCGGGCATATACCCAACCCGTCCCTTGGCGTAGAGGTTCAAGAGGGCGCCCAATAGCGGAAGATCACCCCAACGGTTCTTTCTTTGTTCCTCGCTCATGCATAGCGTTTTGAGGATCGAGTGCATCTTAGGCTCCATCCAAAAGCCCACAGAAGAAAGCGAGACGTTGGTATATACAAACTTGTCGTTGTAGTACGACTCATAGGGTACTCCGGTGATCTTGGCCAGGGCGTGAGGCAGGGTGTAGTTCGTCTCTGAATGGGACTCGCTCCAATACACGCTCCGCAGGTAGACGTTATCCCCGATGATGGTGAATGGATCCGTGTCGCAGGATTGTAAGTGGCAGTCCTCGTCTATCCTCATCACATAGTCGAATCCTAACTCCGCGCATTTTTCCCACAGCTGCAATCCCATGAACCGACACATCCCCTCGTAACCACCCGACCAAACGTCTGAAATATCCACGAACACGCACTTTTGCCCTTTTGCGTTGTCGGTGATGTGCTTCTGATGGTGGGAAGGGATGTTGCCCTCATGGAAGAAGATAAGGGGATAGCGCCCATCTTGGTTTAGATATTTGTGGATGCAAATATTCCGGTTGATGAGGTAACCATATTTAGCCTCTGAGTTATAGCCTCTGGTGAGGCAGACAATAGCGTTATTTGATGCCATACTTCTGGTTATGGGGTTCGGTCCTGTATCGATAGTGAAAAAGTTTCTTGTTGATGAATACCTCGGTCTTACAAAGAGCGGTCAGTCGGTCGGCGTACTCTTTGTCCTCGCCGAAACGCAAATCTTTAAAGCCTACTTGAAGGGCTATTTCTCGCTTAGCTACGTTGAAATGCGTAACGTTTCGCACGTAGTCGTAGCCATCCACGTTCTTAGCCCATTGCTTGTGGCGGAGTGAATGACAACATACCTGGGGCTTGGTTCCATTCGTAGTCATGTGAATTAAGAACCCAACACAATCGGGCTTTTCTTTTCCGTGTTCCGGGGAAAGGGCTAAGAGAATATCATTCACGTATGTTGGGCACGGAAAGTCGTCTGAATCAAAGAATACGATGTACTCCCCTGTGGCTCGTTCAAGTAGTCTCTGCCTTTTGGCTCCTATGGAAATTTCCTTGTTATCCTCTTCAAACAAAACCTCGACGGGCTTACAGGCCACTTGGCGGAAAAATTCTGCGTAGAGCGTTGAAAACATCTCCGTGCGATCCAGCGTGGTGGCGATCAAAATACTAAGCAGCATTCAATCTTTGTTTTATCCATCGGATATGGGCTGCAGCCTGTGGCGACAAATCCCAAACATCCTTATCAGTTCCAAAAGCCTCCCTAAATCTTTGCAAGTACAAATCCTGCCCCTGCCCCCAGGTCCTGTCGTTCTTCTCGTTTACTGCATCCTTCTGTGTCTTTCGGGTTTGGTAGTGCCGATGTTCAAAGGTGATGTCGTTTCGGATGATGAGTTTTTTCTCGATGTCTGCCTTATGCGTTAAATCGGTATCGCAGAACATATGCGAGTAGAGAGGGTAGTAGAAATACCCGTTAGCCTCGTAGAACTTCCTATCCATGATCGGAAGGGTTACTATCCATCCCTGTGTGCCGTCATTGGTCTTCAGAAGGAAGTCCTCCCTGTCTTTGGTGACCTCCAAAATGGTTTTGCCCCATCCTGGGAAACAGTAGAAGTCCTCGGAGATTTGGATTAGAAGGTTCTGCGTGGTGTGTTCTGCGGCCCTGTTGATGGCATCGATCGCTGATTTGTTGTGGTTGCAGGTGACGATGGCAGAGGTGTTGAAGAAAAGCTCCATGTACTCCATATTGCACGGATCGCTGAAATCAATGCTCAGGATGTACTCGAATGTTACATCACAGGTTTCGCTCCACCGCTTGAAGGTGTCGAAGGCTTGCTGTGGCCGTGAGCGTGATGGGTGGATGATGGAGATCATAAAAAAT